AGAAGGTATTACCAACTTTGTCGGTGGGTACACTAACAGTGCCGCCGCACAGGTTAACGCTAGGAGCAATGAAGAACTCATGAAGTATGGTTTCCGACCCGAAGATCGTCGCGGTAAACCTAACCGTATGGGTAACGCTGGTCGTATGAATGTTCGTGAGAGCGCCCTCAAGCAGGGTGGTAAGCTTACGGCGGTTCGATCCGATACGACTCGTGTCGATGGCCGTGTCAACCCAGCCAGTGGTGGTTGGACACAAAACTACAAGAATAACGAGTATCATCAGTTCAACGCCTACAAGGGTAATGAAAATCCCAACTCCAGGCGTCTCGATATTGCCAAGACACAGCTCCAGAATAATCCTTTATCCCATAGCCTTTCTCAGTAAATTTCATACTGAAATAGACAAAAACATTCATTAAAATATTGTGCCTGTATTTTAATGAAGGTCCATACCTTGAACATAGATAGCAGTCAACGCCAATCGAATGTGTATCTACACGCCAACACATACGTCATTCGTTTAGAAAATCCAATTTATGACGTGTCTCAGGTTAAGCTGGTTTCTGCTCGTATACCCACACCACAGTTGACAACATGTGCAACAAATAAGAGTTTCAGTGTAGATGGAACGGTAATCAACTTAGATGAAACGAACTATTCTTCTGGAACAGAACTCGCTTCTGATCTCACTCTCAAACTGGCACCACCCGAATCCAACGTAGATTCTGTTGTATTTGATACCGATACAAATGGTCTAGTATTCTCTAATACCATCGCAGGTGATAATGATTTCACATTTGAATTCCGAGACGGAACGAATGGATACATGAATACTTCATCCTCTGTGACAACCCCACATCAAGTTTTAGGTTTTGGTTCGATTGATCATGCGTCTACGAATAAAGTGCTCAAATCTGGTGCTATTAATCTGAATGGTCCAAATTCTCTAGTGCTCAAAGTGACATCTGGATCTGATGGATTTGATCAAGATGTGTATACATCTACACCTTTCTATACCGGTCATATACTTCTCAATGGTTCAGATGTTGTAAACTTTAATGGTACGGATGATCCACTCGTGCATCATTTTCATTCGGGTTCACAAAAATTTATAAAGGAGCTAACAATTGAATTTTTTTATATGAGCCATGGGCGCCTCATACCATACGATTTCAGAAATCAAGATCATCTATTAAAATTCGAAGTGACATGTTCTACGGATAAACTCATCAATCTTACAAAGGTTGAAGTAGATAAGGTTTTACCGAAAAAAGAAGAAAAGTCGTTAATAAGCATTCCAAAGGAATTGAAGAATCCTTATAACCGTGAGGTGTTTATTTATATTGGTGTAATTACCTTCCTGGGTATATTACTCATCTCTTTTATGAAAAAGAGAATTTAGCGAGAGACAGCGTAGACGGGCTGCGCGGGCTTGGAAACACGGGTAGAAACACCGGAGATGAGCATGTAGACCACGATCGAGAGGAGAGTGGTGAGGACGGCGGTGAGCGCGTACTGAGCGCCACCGTTCTTGGGCACCTTAATGACCTGGCTGATGGTCCAACGGACAACATCCATCCACGACATGGCCGCGGCGAACGAGAAGCCCGCCACGATCGCGTTGAGAGACTGGGTCTCGAGTTCCTGGGTGACAAGATTGACAGTCTTAAGAGCAGCCTTCATTGTGATTTGTATACTATAGCATGGGAAAATATTTTACTCTGGAAGTAACTCTTCTTTATCAATTTTTTTGTATCTACTTTTCCTGAGTATTTTAGATTTTGTGAATAACGGTTCATCATCAGAGGAGTCCGTGTCCGAATCCCCATCACTTGCCAATATGGTTAGTTTAGTTTTCGTATCTGAAAAATTCCAACCATCAGGCTCCCATACCGTCATTCTTATTAATAGCGTTTTTTAAGATTTGCTCAGCTGGATTGCGCGGTTCCCATGCATCCCATCTATCATACGCCTGGTTCACCTGAATGTACCTAGGATCGTTTCCTGAGTACCGCTCAAATGTGGGTAATTCATTATCTGGAACAACCTCGAAATCCTCTCCATCGGAATCATCTTCGTCATAGACATCCGGAAACAAACTCCCTGTCGCCTGACCAACCCTATGCATCGCACAGTACCTAGATGAGTATTCCACATCTTCTGAAAGAATTACATTTCTTCCACAAGCTTTAGAATACTCTGCTGCGATTACTACACTTTGTTCAAGAACTGGCATGACAATATCAATCATGGCCTTCATGTAGTCTTCCGCCTGTTTATTAGCCATTTGGACATCGTTATCGAATCCAGTCTTCATTCTATTTAATACTTATAATTAAAAAGTGTTTCAGATTTTCCCCCACACACTCTTAAAACGTTATAACTCGTGGCGTACACACGAATTTGTCGTGCGAAATCTGGACATGATGTCATACTTAGGTTCAAAATTGGCTCTTTTATCAAGTTGAAGTTTATTTGACCGGTTGGATACCATTCTTCTGGCTGTAATGCGAAACTGTATGAATAGAATCTCCTGATGAGTTGCGTTTTCGAATGGTGAATAGCTCCCTGGATCGCCTTTAAAAAGATGACATTCCCTGTATCCTTCGTGATTATATCTTCACCATCAAACTGTAAAGTGAGATGATCTAAATTTTCGTACAGAATCAACTTTCCGTTTTCAACATTTGATGTGTTATCATAGTCGAATGGAGTTACAAAGTTCCCCTGGAGAGTCGTATCGGCTGCGTTTACATTACTACCGTGGCGCTGAATGACAAAATGAAGCTCTTTCACTGGGTTGAAAAAATCAAGTTTAAACGACCCTTTATTTGTATCTACACCAACTTCGAATGTATTCTGTTGAACTTGTGTGATGAGATAATCTCGTGATAACTTTTGCATCTCTATCCGCTCCACTGAGTCAAGGAATACTACTTCTGTGCAAAGTGAAAACTCCTTGATTTTAGGTTTAAGAGATTCGAGAACACTGGGTAAGTTGGTGCGAGTCCCCGTTATATGAACAACCAAATCTTCAACACTTCTTAACTTGAATTCAACTTCAACTTCTTGGTATTTCATTGCACACATGGGTACAGCCAATTCTGGGTGATTATAGAAATAAAATGGTATGTCCACCAAAAATTCTTCATCTGTGTCTAAACCGAGTGTATTATGGATAATGATTCCACTATTATCTTCAACCTCAGAAACTCTCTTGAATGTAGTTCTCAATGGGTATTTACCTACGAGTTGTTCGAGCGCTTTTTGTTTTGTCTGTGTCATAAACTGTTCCGAGTAAATCTGAAGATAATCACTCGTGATCCTCTCTATGACCTTTCCACCCATGAGTAAATCTACGTGTTCGATGAGAGCGTGTCCTACTGACTCGATATATACCATGTTCTGATCGAGTTGTGGAAGTTTACACTTAAGGCTCACAGTCTGTAAAAGATCTCCTTCGTTCTGTGGAATTTTGAATCGCACCTTTCTCCCGAATGCTGCTTCACTTTCAGGGTCTATGTCTACATACTGCCTTGAAAAATTGGAATGTTTTTTGAATTTTTCTAAAAAGTATGTGTAGTCTGGGTTTATCGTGAAATACTTTTCTTGTGGTCCAGTTGCTTCCAATTGGAGTTTACCAGCCATTCCTATTATATCCACCTAAAATATTAATCCTGCTAAACCACTCTGTATCCTTAACACGTTATAGTTTACTGCGTATAAAAAGAGTTTATGTGCTATACGACTCATGTTTACTTGGCCAGTTGGATAATGTACCTCAGGTTTCAATGAAAAGGAATACATCCCAAACTTAGATGGTCCAAATGTAAATGATTGATCAGCAAAAATACCTCCCAGATTATATTGTTTATCGAGGGGTGAGTTAATATGATGTTTCAAAGATTGTTCATACGCTAAAAACTTTTCATCTCGATTGAAAACAACTTCATTATTAAATCGTAATTCAACATTTGTGATTGTATTGTATTCATTTGGGTAGTTATTCTGTACAGATTCTTCAGATTGTGATACAAAAAACATTTCCTTCACCGGGTGTGAAAATTTAAGTAATACATCTTTTTCATTTTCATTAGGTTTCATCTTAAAATTAGATACTTGCACTTGTGTGATTACATAATCGATGGGGTTTGACTTGAGAAAGTTACTTTCATCCGGGGTCACATACACAAATTCAGTGTCAAGGGAAAACTTATTGATAGTACCAGTTATATCTTGTTCGTACGTTGAAGGGGTTGAGTACAACCCTTTACCACCGTATATGAGTTCAGTCAATGGTCGAGTCTTAATTCGAACTTCTACGAGTTGTTTAGTGAGCGCACAGGTTGGAATGGCGAGGGTTGGGTTTCTGTAAAAATAAAAGGGTAAATCTAAGAAGTATGTGTACTGCCCTTGGTAACTCAGGATATTTCCATGTCCATTTAAGAAGTAAAGAGTTTGCTCAATATCATCATTCGTGTTATTGAGCTGCTGATGTAAGTAGATGTACTCTCCCGTAATCCGTTCAATAATTTGTCCACCAATAACTAATTCGGCATACTCTATGAGATGTGTCATGATTGAAGGGGACCAGACGGTGTCATTACGACCTGCTGTATCAGGTGTAGGATCACTGAGTGTAACCTTCAGGGTCATGTTACGAATCAAATCACCTTTATCGTTTGGAATACTACACTCGAGAATTTGATCAAAATCTATCTTACCATCAAACTGACTCTCTATCGTATCTATAGCAAACTTCGTATGTTTTTTGAAATTCATCAGGAAATACGAGAACTGTGGTTCACCTGTCAACCACTGATCCTGAACACCCGTGGCGGCAAGTCTCAGACGACCAGCCATTCCTACTGTATATGAGTAAAATTTTGTTAAATAAAACGATACGATACAATAGAATGAATCTTCAATTGAAAAAGTTCAAGCCTGAATCAATTGCGGATGATAAGGTCATTGTATTTATCGGTAAGCGCAATACAGGTAAGTCGACCCTCGTGAAAGATATAATGTATCATAAGAAACATCTCCCAGCGGGTATTGTACTCTCAGGAACCGAGGAGGGTAATCATTTCTATTCCGAGTTCATTCCTGATCTCTTCATTTATGGTGACTATGATAAAGATGCGATCGAACGTGTCATGGCGAGACAGCGAAAATTGGTAGGCGCAGGTAAAACTAATTGTGGAGCTTTTATGCTTCTGGATGACTGTATGTACGACTCAAAGTTTCTAAAAGATACATGTATTCGTCAATGTTTCATGAATGGTCGTCATTGGAAGATTTTCTTCATGCTTACAATGCAATATGTTATGGATTTACCACCAGCACTACGAGCCAATGTCGATTATGTCTTTATTTTGAGAGAAAACATTATCCAGAACAGAGAAAAGTTATACAAATCATTCTTTGGGATCTTTCCATCATTCGATATGTTTTGTAAAGTCATGGATGCATGTACAGAAAACTACGAATGTCTCGTGTTAGACAATACTGTGAAGTCTAATAGGATTCAAGATTGTGTTTTTTGGTACAAAGCAACCGTCAGGAAGAATTTCAAAGTTGGGAGTCCTCAATTGTGGGGAATGCATAAGAAGATGTATAACTCAAAGCATGCAGATCAGAAGGAACAGGACGCTAAAAAGGCCAATAGGAAAACAGCTATAACC